GTTGGAGTCGTGACTTCTACCAACACACTGATTTTAGATAATATTCAAGGCACTTTCAATACAGGTGTTGGCACAATCACCTTTGATAATGGAAGCAGTATTGTTCAACTTGGTGCAGGAGTAACCATTACTTCGTTTGATGTTGATTCAACAAATGATGGTTTACACATGAGAGTGAGCCATAGAGCTCACGCAATGCACGCCTTTAACAATAGAGTTAAAATTAGTGGTGTAGAATCTGATGTCCCAGTAACTACATTGAGTGCAGATTACAACAGTGACTCCACTGGTGATATCTCGGTTGTTTCTTCTGCAAACTTTGACACCTTTGAAGGTGTTGGTGTTGGAACCACCAACCATGGATATCTGAAGATCGGTAATGAAATCATCGCATACACTGGAACTGCTTCTGGTTCTATCACTGGCATCTCGACCAGAGGTGTTGATGACACTGGTTCTTTCACATATGAATCTGGCACCGAAATCAGAAAATATGAATTTGGTGGTGTTTCATTGAGAAGAATCAATAAGACTCATGATATGAACAATCCAAATGTGTCTGTTCCAGACGAAAAAGATCTGGATCATTATCACATTAAACTTGACATGAGTTCCAATGGAACAGATAGAAGTGGTGCTAGTCTGCCTGACAGATTCTTCACCTCCACTAAACAGTCTGGTGGTAATGACATTACAGCCACTCAAAATATTCAGTTTGAAACTATTACACCTAACATTCAAATTCTCACGCCTCCTGGAACTTCCGTTTCTGGAAGAGTTAGAACAGTTTCTGCGACTAGTGTAGATGGTTCTGAAGAATCGTTCATTGATCAGGGGTTTGAATCAATTGACCTTGGTGGACAAAATCATTTTGATAGTCCAAGACTGATTGCTTCCGAAATCAATGAAATAGAACAGTTGGATACACTCCCTGCGAACAAGTCGTTCACACTGGAGAACATTATGGTCACAACCGATTTTAATGTATCTCCCGTTATTGACCTCGATAGAGTCAATGTTTGTCTGACAACTAACAGAATCAATAGTCCTGTAAGTGACTTTGCAACTGATCCAAATGTAAGAACCACGGGACAAGATCCTTGTGCTTCTACATACGTTTCTAAACTGATCGTTCTAGAAAATCCAGCTAGTGAGATCAAGGTCAACTTTGCTGCATACAGAAGAAATTCTTCTGATATCAGAGTGTTCTTCAAGACTATGGTTGAGGGTTCAACCGAGAACTCGATGAATGTTAACTTTACACCTTTCCCTGGCACAGAAAACTTCACTCAAGGTGGAACTGTTCTGAACTCTTCTGCAAGCAACGGTCTTCCAGATGCTTTGACAACACCAAGTACAGACTTTGGTTATAAGGATTATGAATTCACTACAGGAAGTATTCCTAGATTCACTAAGTTCCAAATCAAGATTGACATGGTTGGAACGAATCAGGCTGAACCACCATACATCAAAGACCTCCGCGCTATTGCACTTGCATAATGTCTGATTATCTTAAAGTAGAGGGTCATTCGGAATTAGTCCGAGACCCTAACACTCACGCGATCATCAATAAAGATAGATCTGCTTATGAAAATTATATGGCTAGAAAGAAAGCCTTGGAAAAGAAAAATTCTGAATTTGATACAATGAAGGAAGAACTTGATAATGTAAAGAGTGATATTGGAGACATCAAAGATATGTTGTCTTCTATTGTACAGAAACTAAATAGTTAGAAAAAATGGCACAGAAGGTAATTACATTTGACCCAGAAGTTGCCGTTCCCTTTGGCTCTAATCTGACCATTTTCTCTGGTGCAGATTTTGATGCGGTCTTTACGGTAAAGACCTCTGCAGGTTCCAGTATTAACTTCACTGGTTATACAGGAACCAGTAACATGAAGAAGTCTGTGATTGGAACAGCAAGCACCTTCACCGTAGGACTGGGAGGTGATAATGGTAGAATCACCATCTCAATGGGTTCTACTGAAACCAGAAGTTTAGATGAGGGTAGATACCTCTACGATGTAAACGTGAGTTCTGGTTCTACCTTCTTCAAAGTGATTGAAGGTAACATCATCGTAAGAGCAGGAATTTCGACTTAAGAGGTAGATGAATGGCTCAACCAAGTTCAAGGCAAGGTTTAATTGATTATGCCAAAAGACAATTAGGTTATCCTGTTCTAGAAATCAACGTAGCAGACGAACAGTTTCAAGACCTGTTAGATGATGCTGTTCAGATGTATCAAGAACGTCACTATGACGGTATTGAGAGAATGTACCTCAAGTATAAGATTACTGAGGATGACATCAATAGAGGACGTGCCAGGGGTAATAGCAGTGCGGCTGGTATCACTACCACAAGTGCTACTTCAACCATCGTAGGCACCGCCGTAACGTTCTCTCTGGAGGAGAATAGTAACTATATCGCAATTCCACCATCTGTCATTGGTGTCAACTCGATTCTTAAAGTTCGATCTGACACTGTATATGATGGACTCTTCAATATTAGATATCAATTGTTCCTGAATGATATCTATAATTTCCAATCCATCGACTTACTTCAATATTCGATGGTTCAGACTTATCTTGAAGATATCACACATTTGTTGAATCCAGAAGTAAGATATCGTTTCAATATTCGTCAAGATAGACTTTATGTTGATGTTGACTGGGCACAGTTGACTGCAGGGGATTACTTAGTGATTGACTGTTTTAGAATTCTTGATCCGAATGATTTCACCCGTGTATACAATGCACCATTCTTGAAGAAATACTTCACTGCATTGTGCAAGAAACAGTGGGGTATGAACTTGATCAAGTTCCAGGGCGTTCAACTTCCTGGTGGTGTTCAACTGAACGGAAGACAAATTTATGATGATGGTGTAAGGGAGTTGGAAACAATCGAAGCCAAGATGCCATCTACATATGAAATGCCTCCCCTTGATATGATCGGGTAATGTTAAATCCTTTTTTCCTACAGGGTTCCCAAGGGGAACAGGGTCTAGTCCAAGACCTGATCAATGAACAGTTGAGAATGTATGGCATTGAGTGTCATTACATTCCTAGAAAGTTGATGACATCTAGAACAATCATGAAAGAAGTGATTGAATCTAGATTTGACCAAGCTTTCCCGTTGGAAGCTTACTTGATGAACATTGATGGATATGCGGGTCAAGGAGAACTTTTAACTAAGTTTGGTATCCGCAATGTTGATGAAGCAAATTTCGTCATCTCTAAAGAGAGATTTGAAGAAGCTATCGCACCATTCTTGGCAGAACAAGATGAGTATGAATTGACTCGTCCCAAAGAAGGTGATTTAATTTTCTTTCCCCTTGGTAAAAGACTGTTTGAGATCAAGTTTGTAGAACATGAAAAACCTTTCTATCAACTGAATCAGACATACGTCTATCAACTCAATTGTGAACTCTTTGAGTATGAGGATGAGGTCATTGATACTGATGTATCTGCAATTGATCAGGTAGTTCAAACTGAAGGGTACTTTGCAAGACTTATCCTTTCACAAGTCGGTAGTGATGCAACAGCCAGCACTGGAGTTGTATTTGGTGCAGTCAACCAGATCTTCCTAGAAGATGATGGATATGGTTATGTAACCGCTCCTACTGTATCCATCAGCACATCTCCTGGAACTGATGCGACTGCAGTTGCTATCATGACTGAAAGGTCTGGTATTTCCACTGGTCAGTCTATCGATAGGATTTTGATCTTGAATCCTGGTAGTGGATACACTGGTATCCCAACTGTTAGTGTCAATGGTTCTGGTATCGCCACTGCAGGTATCACGACTTTGGGTGCAGTTGGTATCGTCACAATGACAAGTGGTGGTTCTGGTTATACAACCACACCTACAGTCACATTTTCTGCACCAACGTCTGGTACTACTGCAACTGGTGAGGCTGTCATGGTTGGAGGCACGATCAGTGCAGTCAGACTGTCTAATGCTGGTGCTGGATACACCGCTGGACAAAATGTTACTGTCACGATTGGTGCTGCAACAACCATCGGCACTGGTAACTACGTCTTTAATGAAACTGTATCTGCTGGTGGTGTTACTGCAAGAGTCAAAGTTTGGGATGCAAGTTCTAACACTCTAGACATCAACATGTTGAGTGCGATGGAATTCCCAGTTGGTGGTAAAATTGTTGGACAAGAATCTGGTGCAACATACATCATCAAGTCTGTCAGTTATGACACACCAACAGACTTCCCGAATGATGATCTGTATCAGGCAAATCAATACAATGATAACGCAGAGTTTGAGAGTGAGGCTGATAACTTATTAGACTTCTCAGAGAGGAACCCGTTCGGTACTTTCTAAATAGTTAGAAAATACTTGAAATGTTAGGCACTTACTTCTATCATGAGATATTAAGAAAGACAGTTATCGGTTTCGGTACTCTCTTTAATGATATCAATATTCGACACCGCGATGCGAGTGGGACAAGTTTTAGTAACTTGAAAGTTCCACTTGCATATGGTCCTATTCAGAAGTTTCTGGCAAGAATTCAACAACAACCAGATCTGAATAGAGAAGTTGCACTAACACTACCTCGCCTCTCTTTTGAGATGACAGGTTTGCAATATGATCCATCTAGAAAGACTGGTGTTACACAAACATTCCTAGCAAGTCAGAGTGGGAATGTAAAAAAGGTTTATATGCCTGTCCCATATAATGTGACATTTGAATTGAACATCATTTCAAAACTGAATGATGATTCTCTTCAAATTATTGAACAGATTCTGCCATATTTCCAACCATCTCTCAACATCACAATCAATCTGATCAGTGCGATCGGTGAGAAGAAGGAC